TACCAGAAGGTACTGCACAAATAGCATAATCAAATGTATGTATATGTCCTACAGTAGAAGATACTTTATTTTTTAAGAGAAGAGAACGAGCAACATTGTCACCGCTAATAGGCTTACCCATGACACCAGTAGGGTAATTATGGCAATAATATACACCATCCACATTGACAGGCTTTTGGTATGGATAAACTTCCCAGCCAAATTTTTCAAATTTAAAATCGTTTGTACTAATTGTACCTTCAAGTTCTGGTATGTCATCTACTGTTCTATCTATCCTATCTTCATGATTACCAAGAAGCATGATCTTTCTTAGTCGTCTTCCATTAAGACCTTTATTAAATTTTTCTAATGCATCATGGGCATGATCTATATCTTTTCTGTATCTCCTACCTTCAAATTGTTTTTTACCTTTATCATAACTTGATAGTGAATCCATACTTGCAAAGTCACCCATGCATATTATGGTGTTAGGTTTTAAATCTGCTGCAAGTTTACCTGCCCATAAAAACCTATCATTGCTTGCTTTAGGTGTGCAATGAGGATCACCCATAACTAAATGTGTTGCCATTAGTTTAACTCCTTATCTCTTTTTTGTTTTAAGAACTCTAAAAAATCAATAACATTAGATTCATCATCAAACTCTGCTACAGAACTAATACTAAGATCTTTACCTTTCTTGTTTTTATCATCAGCAAATCCACGAAGACCCCATAAAAAAGTTGAATGTGGATCTGTAGTTGCCATCTTTATCATGCCTCTTGCTATTGTAGAACATAATTCATATTCTTCGGTAGTCATTACAGATTTACTATCCATAATTATACCACAAGTAAAACCCTTTTGCCAAGGTGTAACTATAACTTTGACAGAGTTTATAAAATTTAATTTATCTTTACCTTTCATTCCAATACCTATCATGGTTTTGATTATTGTATTCTAATACTTTATGCTCAAAACCTCTTTTCATACTTTTTTTTCCAAACTCTTCTGCATCTTTTTCTTTATCAAAGATAGTGTTAGTAAATAATTTATAATCATTATCTTTTTTATTTTTAAAAACTACAAAATATAAATGCATATTATAAACATTTAAAGAGTCAATGGTGAACAGACCCCTCAAACTATCCACCACTAAACTCTTTAGTTTCCTCCCTAGGGTTTGTAACAGAAGTATACCAAACCCATTTAGGATTCTTACCTTTAGATTGCTGTTGCGGTAACAACTGCAATTTATCTCTTCCCCAACAAGGAAGTTTGTATGGGCAATATGAACACACAAAACCCAAAACTCTATTACCAGTAGGTTTAGTTCTAAAAGTTTCAGCTACATCAGTATAGCATCTTTTAAAAGGTTTACCTTCTTTTATTGCTTTATAATTATCTTTAGCTGTATTTAATGCTTTCTCTTTATGCTCCTCTACAGATGCAGGAGTTTCACATACTGCCCACTCACCTGTAGATTTATTTACTACTATCCAACCTCCAAAGTTTTTCTTTTGGCTTTCACTATATAAAAATCCTTGTGATACATAACCAAAGGAATCATCCCTAGCAACTTCACTAAATCCTCCTGCTTCTCCAAATTTTTTATCAAACGAATATGGTGATGCACTTTTAATATCCCA